ACTATTGTAGTGGTAGGCCCCTTGCGTTTTATCTATTTTACCAATCTCAATGAACTGCTCAAGCGTTACTTCGCTCCAGCTCTGGGGTAGCTTCAGCATTCTTAAATTGTTGGTTTACTTTATTAGCTATGTACATCACATATGGGATAGAAATATCAGCAGTCATTTTACAAATGAATTTAGCTTTGTGTTTTATATGTGCCTCGGCGTAGTGTTCAGCAGGTGTAAGGTCCTCCCTCTTAAACATTACTGCCATCATTTGGCTAATGTAGTTTTTTGGCTTCTCAATGGCCAGCTTCTCGATGTGCTTAGTATCACGAACTGTTAGCTTCATTTGGGCCGTATAGGTGTAGCCATCTATCTCGATAGTATCAATGGTGGGGTAGTCAATGTTTTTATCTAAGCTGTTGAAGGCCTTTACCATCTCGATAAAATCACTAATGTCTACATCCCAGAAATCCTTTTCAGGGATACCTAGATATTCAAATATTTTGAGGTGCTTATCCACGGCATCCAGGTCCTTATTATTATTGATCTCTGTGATCATTTCAAACTGCTCAATGGTGAGCTCTTTCATTTGGTTTGGGATCTCTTTCCCTAAAATTGTTATCATAATTTTTTTTTAACAAATATAAGAAAATTCTAATATAGGTAAATGGCAGAAAAAAATATCCCTACTTATAAGATCACAATAGACCCAGCCTATGCTGAGAATGGTGAGGATCTAGGAATTGAGCAGATAGCATTCACGGCAAACCCTGCCATTAAGGTAAAAGGGATGGCTTTCTCAAGTGAAGCTAAGCCAATGTTTTTTTCAGATGAACTTAAATACCGCATTACCGCCCCTGCATTAATCCCAATGGATATCTATCGTTATGATGATGACGCCAAACAGGAGTATTTTGTGCAGTTTACCAAAGAGGAGATAGAGAACATCCACGGCAAATTCATGAGGGATATGGTCAATAGAGACCTATTCAATCTTGAGCATGATACTGAGAAAACAGTACCAGCCTATGTACTTGAGGCATGGATAGTTGAGAACCCGAAAAAGGATAAAGCATATAGCTCCTTTGGTATTGAGGTACCAGAGGGTACATTGATGGTAACGGCACAGGTAACGGATAAGGAATATTATGCAGAGCTAGTAAGTGAGGAGCAGATAGGCTTCTCAATTGAAGGTTATCTAGGCATGAAGCTAAGCGAGCAAACCAATAAAACAAAAATAAATATGAACAAGTTACCCGATGGCGAGCACCTAATCGAGGGTAAAATCTACGTTGTAAAAGATGGAGAGGTTATCGAGATTAAGGAAGTCGAAAAAGTAGAAGCCTCTGAAGAGGTAGCTCTTGAGGATACGGTAGTGGAAGAGGAAACCACAGTAGAAACTACTGAGGAGGAAACCATGGCTGTAGATCCTGAGCTAGATGCTGAGGCAGTATTAGCAATTGTTAAGCCAGCTATTGAAGAGCAGGTTAATGCATTAGTAGCTATGATTGCTGATTTGCAAAATCAATTGGATCAAGCTCTAACTCCAGAAATGGAAGAGGAGGAAGTGGAGATGAGTGAGGCTGTAGCTCTTAGCGTACAGCAGAGATTTAGTAACGTAAATAAATTTATAAACAAATAACAAAATGAGAAAGTTAAAATTCGATTTGAACATCGACCCTACCGCTTTATTAGCGGCTAACCCTGAGGCATTCTACTCAAAGGCATATTTGTCTGAAGATACTGCCGATAACTACCGTGCCCTTCCAGGTGTAAAGTACAAAACTAAATTAGCCTCTGTAACATTTGGCAACATTCTACAAGCTTCATCTTGTGCGTTCACCGCTCCAACTGATGATTTAGATGCTAAAGAAATTGACGTATGCGCTCTTTCTGCTATGGCTCAAATCTGCCAGTTTGACCTTGAGCAATCTTTCTTGTCTCTTCAGATGAGCAAAGGATCAAATGGTGATTTCTCTGTAGCTTCTTTCATGAGCTTCTACTGGTCAGAAATGGCTAACAAAATCAACGGAGATATCGAGAGCATCCGTTGGCAAGGTGATACAGGTTCAGTTAACCCTACTTTAGCTCTTTGTGATGGTTACGAGAAATTGTTAGGAGCTCCTGGATCAGGTGTTATCAATGGAGGTACTGGTGCAATCACTACCTTTACTCAGCTTGAGACAGCTCTATCTGCTGCTTTCGCTTTGTTGCCTGCTACTATCGCAACAAGAACTCAAGACCTTCGATTGTATTTGCCTACTCAATTGGTTAACATCTACCGATTAGGTGTAGCTTCAGGTAACACTCAAGCATACATTACTCAAGATTTGTCATTGACTTTCTTAGGTATCAAAATCGTAGTTTGTCCAGGGATGAGCAACAATACTTTCGTATGGACATTGAAAGATAACTTAATCTATGCTTTCGATGCGGAAGGAGATAGCTCTGATCTTCGTGCTGTTAACTTAGCTGATACAGTTGCTGAGCCTTACATCCGTACCCGTGCGAATATGAAGGTAGGTTTCAACTTCGTTAACCCAGGAGAGATCGTATTCTATTCATAATTAATAACCGAGCCCTCAGAAATGGGGGCTCTTTAATACTTTAAATCATGCCTTGTTTAGTTCTTGAAGACATAGTAAAATCATGCGACAATAACTCTGGTGGTATTTATGGTATCTGGATTAACCAACAGGATGAGATTGCTTCAATCACTCCTACAGACCCATCCGCAGGTGCTGGGTGGTCAATCACAGGTATCACATTAGCTGGCGTTAACTTGTTCCAAAACTTCTACATTAGACGAAATACCTCTAACTTTACTGAAGAGAGTAATATCGACCTAGTGAATGGTAGCTCTTTTGTTACCTCTACAATTAACCTAATGTTTCACCGAAGAGATGCTGCTAAATCTCGAGCCATTAAAATTCTAGGTGGTGGACAGCAGTACCTTACTGCCATCATTTTGGATGCCAATGGTATTTACTGGTACTTCCCTTACTTGCAAGTATCTGCAACAGGTGAAGGATCTGGTACATCTCGTGCGGATGGTTCTAAGTATTCGGTTACTTTGGTAGCTGAAAATGAGTACCTAGCATATGAGGTGAACATGACCCCTGTACAATTACAGGCAATCGGAGTACAATAATCAACTCCAAATATATCTAAAGGCCCTCAGCAATGGGGGCTTTTTTTTAACATTCCTTTAGGCATTCAATAATATAGGTATGATCTATCTAGAGCAGGGGGTGGTTAATCAAATCGTGCTTACCTTATCCGAGGTTACAACGGTTGCAAACCCGCATTATTTATTTGTTTTCACCAACGAGATGAACACAACTAGCACCCCGCAATTATTCACGGCATCTGATACAAGTGCCTATCCAGAAAGATACAATTTATTTAGCCTCAATGAGCCTACAGATATCTCATTGATCCAGGGCCAATTTACATACCAGGTATATGAGAGTAATGTACCTTTTGTTTTACCCTTATCCATAGCGCAAACTACAGGCGTAGTCATTGAGGAGGGCAGAATGGTAGTAAGTGGTCCAGCAGGCAACTCAATATACGATTAATATGGCATGGTATAACGACATCTTTAAAAGCAAATCAAAAGGACCCGAAGTAGTCGAAGGGTATCAATCATTTTCTACTCCATTTCTTCCAGTAGGCCGTGGCAATTTAACCCTACCCTATGTGAATGGTAGGTATGATACCAATAAGGAGGTAAGATTTGGTACGGATGGTCTTTACCCAGAGCTACTTAATCAAATGTATTACAGCTCCCCGTTGCATGGTGCCATAGTGGATTACAAAACCAATGCAGTTATTGGTGGAGGCTTTGCTTTGAGCACGGATAAAATGACAGCTCAGGAAAAACTAGAGCTCTATACCTTTGAGAAAAAAATCAATCTTAAGCACATTGTAAAGGCTACCACAAAACAGCTCATTCTACATAATCGGGTTTACTTTAAATTATGTTTTGATAAAAAACGGAAGCTAACTAAGATTGAAAACATCAGCCCTGAAAAAGTAAGGGTATCTAGGGATAGAAAGATGTACTATCTATGTGATGACTGGAGCACCCGTATTGATATACGAGAGATTAAACCCTACCACATCACCTGTACCGATGAATATCAGCTCTATTGCTATGAGATAAAATCGATGGGTCAGGATTACTATCCGCTACCTACCTATACAAGTGCTTTAAATTTTGCATTTCTGAGTGGTGATCTTTCCTATTTCGCAAAGAGTAACATTCAAAATAGCGTTTTCCCATCCTTTGCCATGATGTTCCCCAAACGACCACAATCGGAGGAGGAGAAACACATGATTAAGGAAACAATTGACAGGCTCAAGGGTGCAGCCAATGCTGGTAAGGCCGTGGCATTTTTTGCCAATAGCCAGGACCAGCTCCCAAAGATAGAGGCCCTTCCAAATAACAACAATGACAAGCTATTCCTGGAGGCATCACAATTAAACACGGAACAGATTTGCTTTGCTCATACCATTGACCCTATCCTAATGGGTATCCGTACGGCAGGAGCCCTGGGTAATGGCTCGGATATTAAGCAGGCTTACATTATCTTTGAGAAAAACGTGGTAATGGAGCTCCG